ATGCTCTGTACAAAGAGTACAAGAACTCTGCTCAGAAAGAAGTCAACTACATGGTGAAAGAGTTTGAGTGTAAGAAATCTGCTGACTCTTATGCCCGTGCCACTACCAGTCGCACTGGTGTTCTCGACTGCACTAAACTTCACACTTACAAATACAACGAAGATCTGTTCAAAAAAGTGACGATTGTTCCTGATGGCAAGAATCATGGACTGATCTTTGTTCTTGATTGGTCAGGTTCAATGGGCAACATTCTTGGAGGCACTGTCAAACAATTGTTGAATCTGGTTTGGTTTTGTCGTAAGGTAGACATTCCTTTCCGTGTCTATGGATTCACCCATTCTTTCTATATTGATAATGAGAAACTTCCTAGCGAACCAGTCAATAATAGTTTTTGGATTGATGAGCAGTTTCGTATGTTGGAATTCCTTACCAGTGAAGGAAACTCCAAAGAATTTGAACTACAGTGTCAAACCTTCTGGCGTTTGGCATGTTCTGTTTCAAGTGACATTCCTGCATATTGCCATAATCTTCCCCAGTATGGTCTCTCTGGAACTCCTTTGAATGAAGCACTGCTAACTCTTCATGATATTCTCCCTCAGTTTATGAAGCAGACTGGTTCTCAAAAAGTTCAAACTGTTATCTTGACTGATGGTGATGCACAGTGTCTTATGAAATCTACTGAGAGATATAATTATAGTCAGGAGTTGGAAATTAGTCGTGGTCGTATTCGTGAAGATGGCACTGAGTTTCTTCGAGACCGTAAACTTCGCACTACTTATAAACTTGAAAACTGGCTTAGTCACACCACTAGTATCTTGAAGAATCTTCAAGATAATTTCCCCGACGTAAATTTTATTGGCATTCGTCTTGCCAGTCCTACCGAGTTTATGCGTTTTGTGAAATACTACACTCAGTATCAACAACACGAACGATACAACAAATATGCTGAGGACTTCAGAAAGAACAAAGCAGTTGCAATTGATATTCCTTCTTTCACTAAGTTCTTCTGCATCAGTGCCAACAACCTTAATCAAGATGCATCTTTTGAAGTTGAAGAGGGTGCAAAGAAATCTACGATTCGTGCTGCTTTTAAAAAGTCCTTGACAAAATCTAAGTTCAATCGTAAAATTCTTTCAGAGTTTGTGGAGCTAATCGCATGAATATCTTTGTCACGGATCCTGATCCGTACAAGTCAGCGATCGTTCTTCCAGATAAACACATTGTCAAGATGCCCCTAGAAACTTGCCAGATGCTTGCCATTGTATGCTCTGATAAATGGGGTCATGGATTTGGTACTCTTCCTAAGGCAGATGGAACACCTTATGCTACTGAGAAGGGTGCCTTTCGTAATCATCCATGCACTGTATGGGCAAATGAATTTGTGATGAACTGGCAGTGGTTACTTCATCATGGTCTTGCATTATGTGAAGAATACACACATAGATATGCTAAGAGACATACTTGCCACAACACCTTGCTAGCAGCAAAGGAGATCCTTCCTACTGGTGATCCTACAGGTCGCAGTGGAAAAGAAACGACACCATTTGTGAGGGCAATGCCTGATGAGTTTAAACATGACACAAGCATTGACACTATTACAGCTTACAAAATGTACATTAGGAGCAAACCTTGGGTTGCATCTAATTATCTTCGTGACAAATCCCGCAAACCAAATTGGATATGAAACTTAATCGAAACAGTGTCGAAGTCTTTGACAATTTCTTAGATCCAGAAGAATTTTATGAATTAGAACAACTCGTAAGGGATATGAAATGGTGGTATAGAGGAGAAATATCTGCTGACTATGAAGGTCGTGGAAGTGATCCTAAACTTGATTATGGTTTTGACAACACTATCTTTGATTTGATTTATGATGATCAATACCAAGAATCGGAGGATAGGATCGATCGTGATGATCCTCTTGTGGTAGCAATGTATGAGGTTGCTCTTAAATGCAAAAAGAAATTTAATTTTGATAGGATAATTAGATGTCGTGGTGACATGACGACTTATAGGGGTGAAGATCCAAAAACATTTTCTACTCATGTAGATTGTCCTTATCCACATTTTACTACTATTCTTTACATGAATGAAAGTGATGCTCCAACTATCATTTACAATGAAAAGTGGTATAATAGCGATAACCCTGAATCCATTCCCTTGACTGAAAAAATTAGAATACTGCCAAAACCAAATAGATTGGCAGTTTTTTACGGTAATCATATTCACACTGGGATGGCACCGAGGACGACAGGAAATAGAGTCCTAATTAATATTAACTACACGTCGGGGAACTAATGAAACACATTCTATTCACACTTTATGAGTGTAGTCCCGATCTTTTAAACGATAGGATCTATGTAGAAAATATGTTATATGAGACCTCGGTCAAATGTAAAGCAACATTTCTAAATACTGTATCTCATCAGTTTCAACCTCAAGGAGTTACAGCAGTAACTCTCCTCGCGGAATCTCATATTAGTATCCATACTTGGCCAGAAAAAGGAATGGCAGTTTGTGATATTTTCACTTGTGGAAATTCTGAACCTTTTAATGGGTTTGAATACATGGCAGAAAAACTTCATTCTGGCAAAACAGTTCATCATGAATATACGAGACCTTTTGACGAGAAACCGCATGTGACACTTCAAAGACCTGCATACCCACCCAACACAACTGGATCTACCTCAGTTATAATTACGAAGTAATCGAAACAAAGCAAATGGGTCTGTCCAAGCAAAGCATTGTTAATTCTCTTCAAGAACTTTATGGTGAGTCTGTAACCACTGCTGATGTTCGTGCCTGGTGTGCAATGAACGACGTTGGTTATCAGACTGTTACAAAGCGTCTTGATGAATATAAAGTTGGTCGTGGTAAGTGGAATTTGAGCGTTCAGGAAAAATTGGAACAGACCTATCAAGCACCTTCTGCGCTGCCTGCAATCGAGAAAAATCTTATCCCTGAGAAAAATGATTCCTTCGTCAAGTTTGGCAATTTTGGTGATCTTAAAAAAATTATTGCGTCCCTTCTATTCTACCCTACGTTTATCACGGGTCTCTCGGGTAATGGCAAAACGTTTGGTGTTGAACAAGCGTGTGCCCAACTTGGACGAGAACTCATCCGTGTAAACATTACTATTGAGACTGATGAAGATGATCTCATTGGAGGATTCCGTCTTGTCAACGGTGAGACCGTTTGGCACAATGGTCCGGTCATCGAAGCCTTGGAGCGCGGTGCGATTCTACTGCTTGACGAGATTGACCTGGCTTCCAACAAGATTCTTTGCCTTCAATCGATCCTTGAAGGAAAAGGAGTCTTCCTGAAAAAAATTGGCAAGTATATTCAACCTGCTGCTGGTTTCAATGTCATTGCCACTGCCAATACCAAAGGAAAAGGTTCTGATGACGGTCGCTTCATCGGCACCAACGTTCTCAATGAAGCATTTCTCGAACGATTCCCTGTAACCTTTGAGCAAGAGTATCCTACTCCTGCTACCGAAGTCAAGATTCTTCTGCGTGTTGCTGCTTCTCTTGGTGAGCATGATGAGAACTTCTGTCAACGTCTTGCTGATTGGGCAGATATCATCCGCAAGACTTTCTACGATGGTGGTATCGATGAGTTGATCTCTACCCGTCGCCTGGTCCACATTCTTCGTGCATATTCTATCTTTGGTGACAAGGCAAAAGCGATTCAAGTCTGCCTGAATCGTTTTGATGATGAAACGAAAGAGGCATTCACTAGTCTCTACGATAAAGTTGACAACAATGTGCAGTTTGAGGTAGAATCATGACATCGTGGTCTTTTCTTTATGATGAGATGAATTACAACATTAATGATTTTGATGTGGACATTCCACCCACAGACAGTTCTACAAACATTTTTGAATATGAACCTATTATGAGTTCTTTTGCAGAAGATCGCATCTCTTTTGATGCAAACGTTCCAGATCTTCCCGATGCCCCAAAGAATGAAAATGGATTCTGGAAGTATCATGAGGATGTAATCCTCAAAGAAATTCGTGATTATCTTGGTGGGACATACAATGCCCACTATGCTTCTCCCGAATCTAAGACTCAAACACTTGATCTTATTGAAGGTATTGGTGATGCAGAACCTTTCTGTCGTTCTAATGCTATCAAGTATCTTTCTCGCTTCGGCAAGAAGAATGGGAAATCCAAACAAGATATCCTAAAAGCAATTCACTATTGCATTCTCCTTTATCATTTTGCTGGCCTCTGTAATGAAAACACTCAACCATATGAAACTTTCTGATTCTACTTTGACTCTGCTGAAGAATTTCAGCAATATCAACCAGTCTCTGCTGTTCAAGGAGGGAAACTCTATTCGCACTATTAGTGTGATGAAAAACATTCTTGCCGAGGCAACGATTGATGAGACCTTCCCCAAGGATTTTGGTATCTATGATTTGAATCAATTCCTTAACGGTATGTCTTTGCACCGTAATCCTGATCTTGACTTTGAAAACGATAACTATGTGGTTGTTCGTGAGGATAAGTCTCGTTCTAAGCACTTCTTTGCCGATCCCAACGTCATCATTTCTCCCCCAGACAAGACGCTTACACTGCCCTCTGAGGACGTTCGCTTTGTTCTTAGCACCCAAGACCTTGATCGCCTGCTGAAAGCAGCAGCAGTCTACCAGGTGCCCGATCTGTCTGCCATTGGTGAGGCAGGTGTGGTCAAGCTGGTGGTTCGTGACAAGAAGAATGAAACTTCTAACACTCACGAAATTGTGGTTGGTGAGACCAGTGATACGTTTGAATTCAACTTTAAGGTTGAAAACGTTAAAGTGATTCCTGGTTCTTATGAGGTTGTGGTTTCAAAGTCTGGACTGTCTAAGTTTACTAGCAAAGATCGCAATCTAACTTATTACATTGCTCTGGAACCTGACTTTAAGTATGAGTCGTAAATACGAGGTGACTTATCGTCTCCCTGGTTCTTCCAAGTATCATAAAAAGATTGTTGAGGCAGACTATCAATGGGAGGCGAAAAGAATTTTTGAGGCAGAAATGCCATCTGCCAAAGTTTGTGGTAACCCTCGCTATATTTAATGATGAAAGGTGATTTTCTCTGGGTCGAAAAATATCGACCAAAATCTGTGAATGAATGCATTCTCCCAGAATCTATCAAGAAAACATTTCAAGAGTTTGTTGATAGTGGGGAGATTCCTAACCTGCTTCTAGCAGGACCAGCAGGTGTTGGCAAGACAACCATTGCTCGCGCCCTTTGTGAACAACTTGGTTGTGATTATATTGTTATCAATGGATCTGACGAAGGACGATTTCTGGACACGGTACGGAACCAAGCAAAGAATTTTGCATCGACCGTCTCACTTCAAGCAACTGGTAAACACAAAGTCATCATCATTGATGAGGCTGATAACACAACCCACGATGTACAACTCCTCTTACGGGCAAATATTGAGGCATTTTATAACAACTGCCGATTCATCTTCACCTGTAACTACAAAAACAAGATCATTGAACCTCTTCACTCTCGATGTGCAGTCGTCGAGTTTGGACTTACAAACAAGCAGCGACCAGCAATTGCAGCAAAGTTCTTCCAAAGACTCAAGGGAATCTTGGATCAAGAGACTGTCGAGTATGATGAAAAGGTATTGGTACAGCTGATCAATAAGCACTTCCCAGATTGGCGTCGTGTTCTAAACGAGTGTCAACGATACTCTGCTGGTGGTGCTATTGACACTGCAATCCTTGCACAATTCAGTGATGTTAAAGTCAACGAACTTATCAAGAATCTCAAAGAAAAGAATTTTACCGAAGTTCGGAAGTGGGTGGTGGCTAACCTGGATAATGATTCTGGGGTGTTGCTTCGCCGTATTTACGATGCTCTGGTTGATGCCCTTGAGAACCCTAGTATTCCTGCTGCTGTGCTCATTATTGCTAAATATCAGTACCAACTTGCATTCGTAGCAGATCAAGAAATCAATCTTCTAGCAG